GAAGAACAAGATAGTTTATCTATTATGTTGCCCGATAAATCCAGTAGTATTTGTATATATGAAAACGAAATTGAAAGAATTGAGGAAATCAGCTAAACACTTACGCTCTGTAAGTGTTTTTTTGTTTATCTAAATGTAAAAAGTGGGTGAATATATGACATTAGAGGAACTGAAAATACGCTTAAAAATCCCGCTGGAGGACACGACACAGGATGAATACTTACAAGTGGCTTTAGATGATGCGATTGACTACGTAAAGGAATACTGTCGCCAAACCTTTGAAGAAGGTCTGCCTCCAGCGGTGAAACAAGCGGTTGCGAAACTCATCAAAGCATACCAAGAAAATAGCAACATTGCTTCTATGTCGATGGACGGGTTAAGTAAATCCTTCTTTGAAGGTGGCACAATGAATGAGGTGCATCGATTGTTAAAACCGTATCGAAGGGTGCGGTTCATATGAGAGCGAGAGTAACAATCAAAGATACAAACAACATGGCCAAGATTACGAAAAATCTAAACAAGCTAAATAAAAAACGCATCAAAGTTGGCGTTTTTGGTGATGACAACTACAAATATGGCGATGATGCAAATATTGTAACTATTGCGCGCGTTCATGAATACGGAGCAACGATCAAACCGGTAAAGGCCGAATGGCTTATCATTCCATTGATTCCGGAAGCGAAAGGAAAGAAAGCAGCCGATTTTGGCGATGAATTGTTTTTCTATCAAAAAGACAGCAACAAAGCATTTTTGGCTCGAAAAAGAGGGAACAACATTCAAAACGTGTTCCTTTTGCTGAAATCGGTCACGATACCGGAACGCTCCTTCTTGCGTAGTGGTTACGATGAAAATATTGATTACATCAGTAAAAAAACCGAATCGATGATCGATGATGTCATCGCTGGCAACATCGATCCCGACGCGTTTGCCGATATGATCGGGCAGGAATTCGCTGGACTGATCCAGAAAAAATTGCGTTCTATCACCGATCCGCCAAACAGTCCGATAACAATAGGCGTAAAAGGTTCTTCCAATCCGTTAATGGACACAGGGCATTTAGTCGGAAGTATCCGGCATGAGGTGGAGTAGATGAAGCCATTTGAATTTGCCGATTTGATCGAGGAATTCGGGAAACCTTTCACTTATTATGAGGAAACCGAGGGCTATTGGCATAAAGGGGAATATATTGAGGGCAGCACAACACCTGTTCAATTGTACGGTGTTTTTTTGCCGTTGTCGGAAGATGATTTGCAGTATTCAGAAGCGGGAACGTACAGTGCGAAAGATAAAAAGCTGTACACGACCGTTCCCTTGAAGCTGAACGCAAAAATTGAATACAAAAGCGATTTTTATACGGTTCAAAGTTTCAAAGATTACAGCGATTATTCTGATACGTTCATTTATCTTGCAAGGTGGCGGGAGAAATGATTCAGAAAATCAAAAGTATCATCGTTCAGGCGATTGAAGATATAGGGATGGAGATCATCCCGGCAAATACAACAAAGCCAAAGCCACCACTGCCGTATGCGACTTACAATATCATTGCTCCTTATATCAAAGAGAGAGGAAAGGGGAATCTTTCTGTTTATCAGGATGGGGATTCCACTTTTCTAAAGCGGGATGAGCAATACAAAATCACCGTTTCTTTCAATGTTTATAGCGAGGAAAATGAATCAACCATTGATTGGGCGATTAAGCTCCGTCAGTGGTTTTTATTTTGGGGTTTAGATTTTATCCAGGAACAAAATGTTGCGGTCGTCAACGTGGGAAACATCGAGAATCGAACAGTTTTTTTGATTGATTCCTACGAGTATAAGCATGGATTTGACGTACAGCTGCGGCTCACTAACGAGCAAATACGGACAGTCGAAGCTATTGAAAATATCGATTTAGGAGGTATGTAACAATGCCATTGCAAGATGTGACAGTCACAATTGATATTCAGAAGCCAAGCGGTGTAGTGGGGCTTGGAAAACCTTTAATCCTGACTGAAAGAACTGGGTTAAGCAGCTATAAAAGTTATGCCGATATCGATGCGGTAAAAGTTGATTTCCCCGAAAGTACAACAGCCTATAAAAAAGCGGCAGCAATTTTCTTGCAAAAAAATCGTCCGGCTGAAATTGCAATTGCGACATATGATCCGGCCGGGGCTGAACCGATGGAAGCGGTCGATGCGCTAAGCAAATACTTTGACGAAGATTGGTACTTTCTCATTGCGACAACAGCAGATGAAGCCGAACAACTGGAGTTAGCAGATTATATTGAAACGCAAGGATTCAAAATGTTTGCAGTTCAAATAACAGACAAAGAAAATCTTTCTGCTTTCAAGAATTACGACAGAACGATCACGTTCTATCATCCTATTGCGAATGAACACGCAGACGCCGCATTAGTCGGAGGAATCGGCTCTATGCCTGTTGGTTCAGTAACTTGGAAATTCAAGGAATTGAAAGGCATATCGCCAATATCCATTACAAAATCTGAATTGAATGAAATTCATTCCTATCACTCTATTTGCTACGTCACAAAAGCAGGCCGACCACAAACTTCCGAAGGTACAGTCGGAAGCGGCGAATACATCGATGTGATTCATGGAAAGGACTGGATCAAAGTTGAGCTTGAAACACGGATCCAGCAACTCATGAGCAACACGAACAAATTGCCGTATGACAATCGAGGCATAAACGCGCTTGAATCCGTTACGCTTGAAGTCTTGCAACTCGCATATCAAAACGGTATCATTGCTGAAAACGCTGAAAAGCAGCCACTTTACTCAACAAATTTCCTTTCTCGTGAAGAAGTAAACGCCATGGACCGCAGTAATCGGAGATATAACGGTGGTTCGTTTCAGTTTGAATTAGCTGGAGCGATCCATCTCGCAGATATCAAGGGCGTCATCATCGCATAATTAGGGAGGGATAGACAATGCCAGAAATAAGAACATATGACGCGACAAATGTAACTGTTACAGTAGATGGCAAGTTTATTACTGGATTTGCAGAAGGTAGCTTTGTTGAATGTGAAAAAGACGAAACCAATTTTGATGTGAAGGTTTCTGCGCAAGGCGACGTTTCTATTGCTAAAAGGAATAATACGCTTGGAACCATCACAATCACGCTTTCGCAGACATCTCCGAGCGTCAGTTTCCTTGATTCATTGGCAAACAGTGGGAAGATGTTCCCTATTTCCGTCATCTCTAACAATGAAGTGAAAGAAAAAGTTTACGGAACAAAAGCAATGGTTGAAAAACCGGCCAACAAAACTTTCAGCGATGAAGCAGAAGACCGAGAGTTCACCATCAAAGTCTTTGACTACAAAGTTGAATAATCCCATGAGCATGAGTAGGAGAATTTTTTCTCCTACTTTTTTATTAAAAAAATCGGTTGTTTAAGGAGGATACACAATGGCAAAAAAAGGTTCTCAAAAAACAATTGAAGTCGAAGGAAAAAAATATATTTTGCAACATCCTGGAACACGCTTTTCTGTGAAAATGCGGGATATGGCAAATGTCAATGGCCAATTTGTTGAAGAAAAATACTATGAAGAAATTATGAAACATGTCATCTTTACGGAAGATGGAAAGCAAACAAATTGGGATTATTGGGATGAAAACGAAGGCTTTAATGAGGTAATCATGGAAGCTGTTCGGTTTCTTAACGCGTAAACCGAAGCCCAAAAGTTATTATAGAACCCTCGCCCAAAAGAATTGGCTCTTTTGGAGGCCAATCATGGAGAGGGTTCTTTCTTATTCTGAAGCCTGCGAAATGGATATTGACGAATTACACGAAATCAATGCGGCTTTAGATATTTATATTGAGCAAAAAAACAAAGCCAATAAGGCTAGTGGGAAGGGTGGTAAGAAATAGATGGATACCCTTCGCGAAATGGTTGTTTCCATATTGTTTGATGCTGATCAATCCCCGTTGCAAGAGTTGAATCGGACAACAAATCAATTTCAAAACCTAGTGCGGGAATCTACTCCGTATCTGCGAGGAATGGCTCGAGAAATCAATCAAGTCAATCGCATGGCTCGGCAATTGAATGATACTCTTGACGTCGATCATCGAAAAAAACTGGATGAAATGCGGCAAGCAATTCATGATCAAGCCCAAGCTATGCGTGAATTTTATAAACAGCAAATCGATGTTAAATATGGCTATTTCCAATTAGCCAAGAGCGCCAAAACGTTTCAAGGCACTAATGGGGTATTTATCAAACAGATTAAAAATCTTGGAATTCAACAAAAGAAACTAAATGATGAAATATTGAAACGGAATGAGTTAGCGAAGCAAGGCCTTTTTCAATCAGTCGGTACAGTTCTCGCACGAAGCACACAAAGCGAAAAGATTATAGCAAACTTTAATAGAATGGGTAATCCACTTTATACGTTGAACAATGGCTTGTTGAGAGTAACACAAGGCCTTGAAAACATGGCTAAGCAAGGAAACGCAGCCGTTCTCGCTCTGAAAATGCTCGGTCCTACAGCTGATATGAAAAAGCTACGAGACATGACCATGATGATTAACCAAGGGATAATGCGCTATCAATCTGTAGCACTAGCTGCCGCCGTTGTTTCCGGAATCATGCTTGCTATACTTACAAAAGCAGCGATGGGACCAGACCCGAAGGAAGTGAGAGCGCGTCAAAATGAGATTTCAAACATCTACAAACAAGCATTTGCGGAACGTGTCAACGAGATTAAGAATTTCGTTGGATTGTTTGAAAAGGCAAGTTTAGAACCGGTTAAGAAAGCAGATTTAACAAAGGCGTTGCAAAGCCAAGTGACTGCCATCCGAACATGGATGACGAATCTGCAAGGGCTTGCGAAAAAAGGCGTGGATGAAGGTCTCATTAAAGAGTTGCAAAAAGCAGGTCCAGCAGCTGCAATGCAAGTCAAAGCGTTGAACTCCATGTCAAAAAAGGAGTTAGACAAATATGTGGCGCTTTGGAGAGAAAAGAACAAACTTGCACGCCAACAAGCAACATCGGAACTCGCAAAACTGCGCCAGGAAACACAACGAAAAATCCAAGAGTTGCAACAATCGTTGAAGCCGTTAGGTATCGAGTGGGAAAAATTCAAGAAGGTATGGGCATCGGCGTTAAAGCCGTTCGTTGACATGTTCAGCTTGATTGCGGCGAAAATAGTGCATGTCGGAACGGTGATCGGCCAATTTTTCAATAAATTGAACGAAATCAACCCAATTTTCACAAAAATGATTTTTGGATTTTTGACGTTAGTGCCGATTTTGACGCTTATTTTATCTCCTTTGGCTATTGGAATTGGGCTATTAAATGGGCTAAAGGCTGCATTTGCAGCAAACTGGATGGTTATCAGACCACTCGTAACCGGTTTGGCCACTATGATGGGCACGGTGGTAATAGTTGCAGCTGCAATTGTGGGGCTAAGCGCCGCGCTTTATATTCTTTGGAAACGGAATGAAACATTTAGAAATGCTGTCATTAACACCTGGAATGCAATCAAGCAAAAAGCCCAGGAAGTATGGGGGTTCATCCGTCCATATATCGACCAGGCCGTTTCAGCGGTGGTCGGATTCGTACAAGAAAAAATAGCCGCGTTGAAAACTTTCTGGGATCAAAACGGCGCTCAAATCGTGCAAGCTACGAAAAATGTATTTAACTTTTTGGCTCCAATTGTCCGAGGCGCTCTATCAGTGATAGGCGCTATTTTTCATGCCGTCTTTCCGGTGCTGGTTGCATTGGTGAAGTCGGTATGGGGTAACATCAAGGGCGTGATTAACGGCGCTCTAAACGTCATTATGGGCCTTGTCAAGGTATTTTCCGGCTTGTTTACCGGTGACTTCGGTAAGATGTGGGAAGGAGTCAAACAAGTTTTTTCGGGTGCGATCCAATTCATTTGGAACTTTATCCAACTTTCCATGTTCGGAAGAGTGCTTAAAGCCGGAAAAGCGTTCATTGTCGGATTTAAAAATGTCTTTGTTGCGCTTTGGAATGGCTTGAAATCGCTGTTTTTTGGTAGCGTCAAAGCAGTCTGGAACTTTCTTGTCAAAGGATTCACCGGAATGCGAAATGCGTCAGACGCTATCTTTAGAGGTTTGAAAAATTCAGCGCTAGCCATTTGGAATACTTTGCGCGGCGGTCTATCCGGCTTAATTTCTCGCATTGTAACAGGTGTTCGAAATGCCTGGACAACAGCGAAAAACTATACAACGCAAATGTTTGAAAAAATCAAAAATGCTGTGACGAAACGGTTTGATGACATTGTAGGAGCTGCCAAAAATCTTCCTGAAAGGATTGGATCCGGAATAAAAAACATGTCTCACAAGGCATTGGGTGGCATCAAACACCTAGCAAACTCGCTTGTTGGCGGGCTTGCGCAAGGTGTGAATGGCGTCACTGGCGGTATCAACTGGGTTTTAGATAAGATCGGCGTGAAAAAGAAAATACCGAAATGGGAACCGCCTAAATATGCCCAAGGAACAAACTTCCACCCGGGCGGTCCGGCAGTCGTTGGAGATGGCGGCGGACCGGAATTGATCCGAACTCCGTCCGGACAAGTTGGGCTATCTCCGGCTACAAGCACGCTAGTGTATCTGCCGAGAGGAACCGAAGTCCTTCCGTATAGAAAAACAAAAGCTTTGATAGAATCCGGAATGTTGCCGGCATATAAGGACGGCGTTGGAAAGGGTCTTCTCCATCGAGCATGGGAAGGCGCCAAAAACGTTGCCGGAAAAGTCAAAGACATTGCTTTGGATGTGTGGTCGTATATCACGAAACCTGCCACACTCATGAAAAAAGTGTGGGAAAAGCTTGGCGTGAAAGCTCCAAGTGTTGCCGGAGCATTCGGCGACATTGGAAAAGGCGCAATCAAAATGCTGAAAGACAAGGCAATTTCTTTTGTGAAAAAGAAACTCGAAGGATTTATGTCGTTCGGTGGAGGTAAAGTATCCGGCAGCGTTTCACAATGGGTTCGTGCTGCAATGACAATTACCGGGGTTCCTGATTCTTGGTTCAAATCTCTCGTTACGATTGCGATGAGAGAGTCAGGCGGTAATCCACGGGCAATTAACTTATGGGATATTAACGCTAAACGTGGGACTCCGTCCAAGGGGTTGTTCCAAACAATCGACCCGACGTTCAATGCATACAAGCTACCTGGGTTTAATGACATTTGGAACCCGGTACACAATGCCGTTGCTGCAATTCGCTACATCCTCGCAAGATACGGAACAGTGTTTAACGTTCCAGGCATCAAAAGATTGATGCGAGGAAAGGGATACGTCGGCTACCGACAAGGCGGAATTGCAACAAAACCGCAATTAGCGACGTTGGCCGAGAAAGGTTGGAAAGAGTACATTATTCCGACTGAACCGAGTATGCGAAAACAAGCGCTTTCGCTTCTTGAACAGGCGAATGCCGAGCTTGGGTACAGTCCAAGTGGCAGCGGTTCAAGCGGCTATACGTCATATGGCAGCATGTCCAGCGATGGCCGTCCATCTGTTGTGTTCTCTCCAAATGTAGAAATCAATATACAGGGAGCAGATATAGAAGCGGCCGGAAGTTTAGAATCGGCTGTCAATCGCAAACTTGATGAGATGTGGAAAATGTTCTTAGACATTTATGAAACGGAGGTGGTTCGTTAATGGCTAAGCTAGGGAACTATAACCTATTCGTCATCAGCGAATCGCCTCAATTTTCTGTTGAAACGACGTCCTATCCGGTTGAAAAAGGGATTGCGTTCACTGACCACGTGAAACCGGAGCCGGAAACAATGCAGCTGGACGTATTTCTGTATGGCAGCAACCATCAGAAACAGTTAGACCAACTGAAAAGCTCGATGTACAAAGGCGAAATCATGAATTATGCTGGCCGGTTCATCATGAGAAATGTCATCATTGAGGACATTTCTCCTAACGCTTCAGATATCGTAAACGGTATTACCGTTACGATAAAGCTAAAACAAATTCGCATAGTAACAACGCCTTACGTTAAGCCGAAACCTCAAGTAAAAAAGCCAACAAACAGCGGGAAGAAACAACCAACGCCGAAAAAACCGGCGAGCAAAAATAAACCGGTATATCACATCACGAAACGTGGCGACACATACTGGGGATTGTCGAAGAAATACGGTACTTCTATCAGCCAGTTGCGAGCGTGGAACAAATACCCGGATAAGAAAATTCCTCAAGGTGTTAAATTGCGTGTTAAATAAACAATTTTATTAGTTTGCTTTTTACCCAACAAGCGGTATACTCCTTTATAAAAGGAGTGATCTTTTTGGGTGAAAAGTGGGCAGATATTAAGGGGTTTGAGGGATTATATCAAGTTAGTACGTACGGAAGAATACGTTCTTTAGACAGGATAGTTTGGAATAAGAGCAACAAAAAATTTCAAAAAACAAAAGGTGTTATTTTAAAAGGAAAAATTACAAAACATGGTTATAAAGAAGTTGTATTATATGATAAAAATCATAAAAGACATTATTTATTGGTGCACCGGATTGTTGCTTCAACATTTATCCCAAATCCGGAAAATAAAAAACAAGTCAATCATAAAAATGGCATTAAAACAGATAATAGAGTCGAAAATTTAGAATGGTGTTCATCTAAAGAAAATAATAATCACGCTGTAAAAATAGGGTTGGTAAAAGTAGGATCTGAACGGCCTGAAGCGAAATTAACAGAAGAACAAGTTATAGAAATAAGAAAATTGTTTGCCACCAAGAAATATTCTTTTAGTGAATTAGGTAGAATGTTTGGCGTTAATGGAGCAGGAATCGGAAGAATAGTGAAGGGACAAACTTGGAAACACCTTCCTGTCATAGAATATGATTTTGATATTGATAGCCTAGAAAGAAAAAGAAAAAAATATAAATTAAAACTTACAGATGAACAAATAAACGAAGCAATTTCAATGGTAAAATCGGGTATCTCTAAAAGAAAGGTGGCTAAACATTTTGGTGTATCCCATACAACAATAAATAGAATTATCAAAGAACTAGCGCAATAATTGCGCTTTTTTTTGTTGTTTTTAATAAATAGAAGGAAGGTGAAAACGTGAGGGTCATTGAGATTGAAAAGGAAAACCTTCCGGAAATTTTTGATATTGAACTAGGTGTGGAACTTTTCACGCTAGAGATCGATTACAACGAAGCCGGAGACTTTTTCACAGTGGATCTATATCAGTACGACAATCCTGATCCACTTGTATTAGGCGAAAAATTGATGCTAAATCAGCCGTTGTTTAGAGACATCGAGGACGGTCGCTTTCCTGCGCCAACGTTAATCCCAGTTGACCCTTCAGGAAAAGAAAGCCGTATCACATGGGAAAATTTCGGCGTAACAGTATTTTTAGTGGTAGATGATGGCGATGACAATGAGTAAGCTTTTTGGTCGTGTTATTAAAGTGAAAACAAGCGGTTTCACTTTCACAAATGACAATTTAGAAATACGGTTTACGGTTCCGTTTGACGATGATCCAAAGCCCAATATATCGAAAATAGAAATATTCAATCTATCTCACGACACTATTAACCGCATCAAACGAGGGGCAACGTGCACGATTGAGGCGGGTTATCGCGGTGACTTTGGTGTGATCGCAGCTGGAAAAGTCTCAAGTGTTCTCACTCGGCGTGAAGGTGTCGACAAAATTACTACCATCACCGTCATGGAAGGTGATGATTATTCGCGCATTAAAGTAACTGCAAAAAGTGCGACCGATAAGAAAAGTTTGAAAATCACATTCAAGAAGGGTACAAAAGCATCAGTAATCATCAAACGCCTTTGCAGCGTGTTAGGCATCAAATTGGCCTACATGAAGTTGCCAAGAAACGTTACTTACAAAAAAGGATATACGGTGACTGGGTTGATTCTTAACAACCTGGAAGAAGTGGTTAGGGATTGCGGTGCTTCTATGTACTACCGCAGAGGTCAAATGGTGATTCGAAGCATCAAAGAGGGAACAGACGAGCGCTTCATTCTGAAAGAAGAAACCGGGTTGATTGAAAGCCCGGAACCATTCGAAGAAGAAGGCGTCAAGGGATACAAGGCCAAATGCTTGCTGCAGCATCGCATCACAACAGCAAGTATTGTTGAGATTCAAAGTAAGACGGCAAAAGGGAAGTATCGTGCTCGAAAGGGCGAACATCGGGCGGATGGAAACGACTTTGTCACCGAATTCGAGGTGATTTGATGGCAAGAGATACAAAATTCTTAGACGCGTTTGCGCGTCAAATCAAACTATCTATTCATACAATTGCTCCGGCCAAAGTGGTTCGGTTCGATGAAAACGAACGAAAAGCGGACATTCAATTGCTCTTTATGACGGTCTATAAAGACGGAACGAAAGAGGCTTATGGCTTGCTGGAAGACGTTCCTGTGCTGTTTCATAGATTCAAAATCAATAAAGGGCAACCTTTTCAAATAAAAATAAACGGCGTGACACAAACGGCTGAAATCGATCAGGAACTTGTGTACACGCCGTTTTTGCGTGCCGGTGATATTGTCATAGTCGGCTTTGCTGAACGCGCGCTTGATAATTTGACGAATCGTCCGTTTGATCCGGAATTCCATCGAACTCATGATGTGCAAGATGCCATTGTATTGGGGGTGCTGATGTGAGAGCGCCAAAAATTGTTGACGGTGACATTGTTTTTGAAAACGGAGATGTTGTGATGATAGAGGGCGACGAGGAATTAGGTCAATCGCTCGAAAGTGTTTTCCAAACGCGTAAAGGCGAATGGTTCCTAAACGAAAATTTTGGTTTAGATCGAGAGCCTTTTCTCACGAAAAAGTTCGACGAATTGTTAGCAGCTGATGCAATTGCCGAAGCAGCTGCACAAGAAGAGCGTATACAACAAGTTGAAAATGTTTCGTTCAAACGGGAAGGGCGTTCGCTGAAAGTAGATGTTACCTTTGTCAAATCGGACGGCCAGTCACTCCAATTGGAAGGGGTGGATGTTGATGCTTGATGCAACCGGCTTTAAACGAAAACGATACACCGAGCTTGTAGATGATATGACACTTAAAGCGCAAGAGCTATTCGGTGAAGATATCAACGTAAGCGAGAAATCTTTTCTTGGTATCCTCATTCGTTTGTTTGCATGGTTTTTAGCCTTACTTTGGGAAGTGGCGGAAAAAGTCTATAATAGCGGCTATATGCACAAAGCGGAAGGGATTCAACTCGATCGCAAAGGATGGGAATTCGGAATCACTCGTTTGCAGGAAGCGCACGCGCAAGGGACGATTGAAATACGTGGTACACCTGGTTTTGTCGTGGAAGAAGGAACGCTATTTGAAACGTCAAGCGGCGTTTTGTTTGAACTGACAGAAAACGTCACGCTGGACGAAAACGGCGTCGGAACAGGACTTATTGTCTGTACTGAACCGGGGACAAAAGGGAATGTGGCAGTCAACAGTATTACGATTGTCAGCAATCCAAATGAGAATATCACGAGCGTGACTAATCCAGAACCAACAGAAGGCGGCCGAGCACGAGAAACGGACGCTGAATTTTTGGAGAGGTACCAACAAACTTTATCTGGATTAGGTTCCAGTACAACCGACTCTATTCGTTCGGAATTGTTGAAATTGAATGGTGTTCGCGCTGCGGTTGTCATAGAAAACACACAATCTACTCCAGATGAAGCAGGGAGACCACCGAAAAGCGTATCAACGTATATTCTTGGTGGTGATCCGGACGAAATTGCTCAAGTTATCTTTTCGAAAAAAGCAGCAGGAATTGAAGCATACGGAACAGAGCAAGTTGAAGTATTCGATATGGCCGGTTTTCCGCATACTATCGGATTTAGTCGGGCGACAGAAGTACCGATTTCGATCAAACTGACGATTCAAAAGAACGATCGTTTCCCCGCCGAGGGCGTACAACAGGTAAAAACAGAATTGATCAAATATATCGGCGGTGAAGATGCTGACGGAACGTTTTATGTTGGCTTAAACATGGGAGAAACAGTAGTTTTCTCCAAACTTATTAACCAGGTTTACAAAGTCGATGGCGTGGATGATGTGCATTTGGTTGTCGGAGTGAAAGGACAAACGCCGGGAACAAGCAATGTCACAATGGATATAACAGAGGTTGCTCAAATAACTCATGAGGACATTGAGGTGCAAGTTACATGAGTTTCTTAACGGAAATGTTATCCCGGTTGACGGATAGATATCGAAAAGACCCGGACAGCAGCATTGGAAAAGTAATAAGAATTCTTACGGACGAACTCGATTTGCTGAAGGAAACATTTGACCGTATCGAAGAATGGAGAGATGTAGAAAAGGCAGAAGGCGCGGTCCTGGATGATTTAGGGATGAATGTAGGCCAACCTAGGGGAGCGGCAACAGATGAGATTTATCGTATTTTATTACGCTCCAAGGTGGCTAGAAACCTTTCAGACGGCACGATTGACACGATTATTCGTGTCATTTCGATTGCCGTCAATGCCGATCCAGAAGAAATACGGATCCAAGAACTTTATAACGATCCACACAAGCCGGAGCCAGCTGCAATCGGATTGATTCGGATTCCATTGCGGAAGCTGAACGAGGTAGGAATGTCGCCAAAACAATTCGTTCATGTCGTGCAAAAAACCGTTGCTGCCGGTGTTCGGGTTGCAAGCGTTGAATTGTCGGGTACATTCTCTTTTGCTTCTCAACCCGATGCATCGGAATATAGCGATGCGCAAGGATTTTCTGACATTGACCAAAAGGTTGGGGGATACTTAGGGGGATTATTCATCGATGCAAATGATACAGAATTGCCAGTTTAGGAGAGGTGAGGGATATGCCTTTTGATCCAAATAACTTGCCGGAATGGAATGCACCAGGCGTTGAACCGCCGAAAAGCAAGAAGGATAGCGGTTGGGGAATACAAGAAAAACCGCCTGCCGATTGGTTTAACTGGTTTTTTAACAGAACCTATAACGCTCTAAAATCTCTTTTCACAAATGCGCAACATAAAGAAGAAAAAGGGCAGCCAAACGGGTATGCAAGCTTGGACGGTAATGGGAAGGTTCCATCTAGTCAACTGAATATTACAAAATCTCAAGTTGGACTGGGAAATGTTGATAATGTCAAACAAGCATCAAAAACCGAGTTTGATGCCCATGCAAATGATACAATTCGGCATGTCACCCAAGCCGATAAAGATAGATGGAATGCGATGCTTCCTGCTTCCAACTATACTGCGGCAGATGTTTTGAATAAGATAAAAACAGTAGACGGATCCGGAAGCGGATTGGATGCGGATACTATAGACGGTAAACATTTTTCTGATATTCAAGCAGACGCACAGGCAAAAGCAACTACGGCGGGTCAAAATGCAATTAATTGGGCTAAAAGCTATGGTTTAAGTGCTAATAAGATTTTAGCAGCTGATACAGATTTAAATACTATTGTTGAAACAGGATTTTATTACACAAACAATGCGATAAACAGACCAAGCGGGATAGAAGCTGATGGAAATGGGTTTTTACTTGTTCAAAAGCATGAATCTGATGCAAATTATGTTTCTCAAATATATATTCCGTATAGAGAAAATGTTGTGTTTACAAGAACAAGAAAAGCAGGGAGTTGGACAAGCTGGAAGCAACTCGAAACGACCGCAGGAGCTCAAGAAAAAGTAGACGCACATGCAGCTGATTCCGAAAAGCATATTACCGCAGCAGAGCGCAACGCTTGGAATAACAAATTTGACTCATCAGAAGTCGTAACATCGGCGGCTGCAAACAAGGTTTTGAAACTCAACGCAAGCGGTAAACTTCCTGCATCAATAACAGGAAATGCTGACGGAAACGCTGCAACGGCAACAAAATTACAAACAGCTAGAACACTTTCATTATCCGGTGATGTAACTGGATCGGCTTCATTTGATGGATCAGCGAATGCCAACATTTCCGCAACATTAGCGAACAGCGGCGTAACACCGGGAACATATCCGAAAGTTACTGTTGACGCAAAAGGTCGAGTAACAGGCGGTCAATCATTGTCTGCATCCGACATTCCAAACCTAGATTGGAGTAAGATCACAAGTGGAAAACCGACAACATTGTCGGGTTATGGAATTACGGATGCGATCCCAGCAAGCCAAAAAGGGGCGGCAAATGGTGTAGCTTCCCTTGATGGGAACACAAAAGTTCCAACGGCTCAATTACCAGCTGCCAGCACAAGCGCGGCTGGAATCGCTCAACTGAATGACGCTACGAACAGTACAAGCACAACGCAGGCAGCGACGGCAAACGCAGTTAAAAAAGCATTTGACCGGGCTGTATCGGCTGAAAATAATGCGAAATCGTATACGGACACCGAAGTCGGTGAAGCGATGTTAGCACTAAGTTTGCACGCTGGATCGGGTGGGGATGCGCATCCGGCAGTTACATCATCCATGGCAGGTTTTATGACTCCTGAGCAAAAAGCAAAACTCGATGGAATTGCAGCAGGTGCAGAAGTTAACCAAGCTGCTTTTTCGAGAGTAAGAGTTGGGCAAAACGTAGTAACAGCCCGTGGTAAAACGGACGAATTGGAGCTGATTCCTGGAAGTGGTATAACATTGACACCTGTTGATCTTACTGATAAGAGGCTAATTCATATCCAAGTTAAAGATGACTTTATACTACAACCATTACCAATGAATGGACTATGGGTCGGCTCCATGTATCTGCAAGCGTCACAGACTGTAACGCCAAGCAAACCTTTGTCACAATGCCGAAATGGTTGGGTATTAGTTTGGTCTGATTATGATCCTGGGGTTGGAGCAAATGATGCCGATTTTCACGTAACACTAATCCCGAAAAAATATGGTGAAGTATATGCAGGTAAAATATTTTTTGCAATGGTTCCTGTTTATGCAACAGCATCAACGGTAGATTATGTCATTAAAAAACTTTACATTTACAATGATAGAATTGTCGGACATGATGACAATATGTCTGGAAACGATGGGAACAACGCATTTGACGTTGTACTTAGAAACATTTGGGAGTGGTGAGCATGAAAATCTATATCAGCATAGATAATGAAAACAGACTGTTAGGGTGGGGAAGTACTTGCAGCAGTGAAAGTGATATAGAAATTGAAGTGCACGAAGATCACGAAGTTTTGCGGAATCCGTTTATTTTTAAGTATGAAAACGACGAACTTATTAAGGATACGGAATATCAACAGCAATTGATTAGAAAAAGAGAAGAGATAGAAAACCAACCGACACTTGAAGAGCGCATTCAAATCATGCAAAAAGCATTAGATGATTTATTACTAGGAGGTATGGAGTGACATGGCTGCATACTTAGCCCAACGTATTCTTGATGGAGCATATACGTATGACTTCGTAATCCAGCGTCGTCCTGACTTAAAAGTGGGAATTGACGCCTATCTTCAAGAAAAGGGAAGAGAGGATTTAATTACTCAAGGAAGGTAAATGTGTTGAGTGCTATTAACGGTAAAACGCCATGATGATGGCGTATTTTTTATGCCTTTTTTAGAGGAGGTTGCGAAATTGGAGCAAAAAGACTACGAACGCATCGCCACATTAGAGACCCAACTCGCAGCGTTATCAAAAAGTCTCGAAAGAATTGAAAATAAATTGGACGCTTATAGCGCAAATTTCCTAACCAGAAATGAAGCTGAATTGCGTTTCGGTCAAATAGAAACGCAACTTGAGCAAATTGAAAATCGCTTAGATAAGCAGGAAAAAAACAAGAAAGATAATATTTCGCTGTTTTTGAGTTTCTGCGCATTAGCAGTAACCTTTATTTTTTCACTATTAAATTACCTGAAAGCCTGAAAGGATGATTTCACATGGAAGCTATTCTATCAATTGAGTTCACTGCATATGTGGCATTGGCCGTTTTGCTGTATGCAATCCGTCAAGCAACAAACCTTTCGAATCGCTACATTCCGATTGTCGCGGTTGTACTTGGCGTTACTTTCTCTATTTTTGAAGCCAGCGCTTTCTCATTTGAGGTTTTAGTAAACGGATTAAAATATGCCTTGTATGGGATCGGCTCTGTTGCTGCGATCAAATATTCCTTAGAAAAAGTGACAGGAGATGATCAATAATGGCTTACACATTTCAAAGTTTGCCACAATTAGTGGATAAACGTGAAGGTTTAAGAGAAAATGGGGAATATTCAAAACGTACTAAAACAATTACACATAGGGTTTGGCACCATTCTTTAACAAAGAAAAATTTAAGTGGTTCTGATGCTGCAAGTTTTGCTCATTATCATGTTGAAACACTAGGATGGCCAGGCATTGGTTATACATTTGTCATCGAACCAAAAAATGTAGTTCAAACACCAAAAGGGCCACGAGCTCGCATTGTATGGTGTCATGACATTGATCGCCGTACGTATCACGTTGGAAACAGCAATCAGTTTTCATTAGGCATTTGCGTTGCGGGAGATTACCGTTATGACAAACTGGATGATGCAACTCTTGCGTCCATTGCAGAACTTCATGCTGCACTCGTAAAAGATGGAATCGGAAAATACGATCGTTCCCATAATGAAATGCCAGGTTATAGTTGGAAAGAATGCTGTGTCTATGACTATCGCAAAGCCATCAGTTGGCAAGGTAGTGTCACACCATCCAAACCGGCAGCATTACCAGATTACTATACAATTCAAGAGGGAGACACTTTTTGGAGCATTGCACATAAAGATGGGGCCGGTGGCGTGACGGTTGAGGATTTAATCGCTGCAAATCCAGGCGTAGATCCTAGAAATCTAAAAGTAGGACAAGTGATTAAATTAGGAAAAGCTAAAAACGCTTATACTCCTAAACCTAATACACCTAAGAAACCTCAATCGGCATATAAATATCCACTTCCTTCAGGCATCTTAAAACGTGGCTCAAGAGGTACTGGTGTAAAGCAACTCCAAAATGCCCTAAATGCTGTTAATTTCAAATGTGGGAATGTAGACGGTATTTACGGACCAAAAACAGAGGATGCAGTTCGCAGATTCCAAAAGGTTTATTTGCCTTATGAGGTTGACGGAATATATGGTCCGAATACTCGTAAGAAGCTTCAAGCGGTATTGAAGTCTAAAGGATATTAAAAAGCACGGCCTTTCGGTCGTGCTAATTTAATCGGGTGAAGATTACAAAACAACTCATTAGAGGAAAATTGGATTTTATATATGATTAAGGCAATTATGGTGGTATTGTTAAATTTGTCAAAATATTATAAATTTTAATTGTAAACATTGAAAAAAAGAGGGGATTTATTTGGAAACAGATTTAAAGTATTATGAGGTTTTAAGAGGTTACAAACGATTTTCAAGATTTGTTAAATCAGATATTAACAAGTTGCTTTTAATAAATACAGTTAATAACTGTATAAATGGGAGTGAATGGCCGAGAAGCTATTATAATTTAAGAGATGAATATTTACCTGAACTTTTAGGAGAAGAAGCATCTAAGTTTTTCTTTTGGTTTGCTTTAGGCGGAGATTTGGTGGTGGATGAAGAACTAAAAGTAGATGAGGAAGATATTCCACTATTGAATTACATTAGATTCAATTTTTCACAAAAATTTATAAAGGCAAAAAAATTTAATATCAACCCCAATGGTTTTAGCGAAGTTTATTTTACCCATGGAGCAGAAAAAGACAGATTTAATACATATATTATGAGAAATGATGATATGCAATTTATGTTGAGAAGTAATGCATATGAATTTATATCAATGATGAAAGAAATGTTAGATTATTTTAGTCAAATGGTAGAATCCGATGTTATAAACATTGATGATGAAGATTTTGTTGAAAATTTATTTGAAATGAAAACATCTTTAGAATCGATATTAGAAAAAGTAAGTGGGAAGGACATTGAAAATGGTTCGGAGCAGTAG